CTAAGTTCTCGCAGAAGGTTAAGGGTAAGGAAGTAGGTCAGGCTGATGTGTATGCCGCCCCTCACGATATGAAGGGTAAAGCGTCTAGCATTCAAGCTGATTCTGCTTACACGACTGGTGCCGATTGCATGAATAACATGAACATCTCTGTTGCTGGTATTAGCAAGGGTAATACAAAACCTGCTAAGACTGACGGCATCAAGATGCGCGGCGCTGGTGCGGCAACCAAGGGTGTGATGTGCCGTGGGCCAATGGCATAAATGAACTACACCCAGTTAAAAGCCGCGATTCAGTCGTACACGGAGAACTATGAGACCGAGTTTGAGTCTTATATTCCTACGTTTGTACAGCAGGCTGAAGAGCGTATTTATAACACTGTGCAACTTCCGCCATTACGCTCTAACAAAACGGGCGTATTGGCAATTGGTAATAAGTATTTGCCCTGTCCAAATGATTTTTTGTCTGTGTATTCGATGGCAGTTATTGAGAATTACGGTACTGCAAATGAGGTATTCCACTACCTGTTAAACAAGGATGTGAACTACATTCGTGAAGCGTACCCAACGCCAGCAGATACAGGACTACCTTCGTACTATGCAATATTTGGTTCTGCGGTAAGTAGTAATACTGTGTCAAATGAATTAACATTCATACTTGGCCCTACGCCGAACGTAGCATATACGGCAGAGTTACATTATTACTATTATCCAGAATCAATTGTTACTGCTGGCACAACTTGGCTCGGTGACAACTATGATCCAGCATTGTTGTATGGCTCCTTGCGCGAGGCTTATCTGTACATGAAGGGTGAGCAAGATTTAATCGCCAATGTAGAAGCAAAGTACAACGAAGCATTAGGTCAGTTGAAACGTCTGGGTGATGGTATGGAGCGTCAGGATGCGTACCGCAGTGGTCAGACTAGGGTGAGAGTTACATGACGATATACCAAGGATTGACTACAAGCTTCAAGGTTGACATTTTGAACGGCAAGCAGAACCTAGCTTCCGACACGTTGAAGATTGCGCTGTACACGGCGTATGCCTCGTTAGATCAGGATACTACTGCGTACACATCAGGTAATGAGATTAGTGGCACTGGTTACGTTGCTGGCGGTAAAACACTGTCCAACGTGACTATCAATAGCGGTAGCAATACAGTGTATGTAAGCTTTAGCAATATAGCTTGGAATCCTGCTCAGTTTACAACCAGAGGTGCATTGATTTATAACGCAACAAAATCAAACGCCTCGATAGCAGTATTGGACTTTGGGGCTGATAAGATTCAAACGGGCAACAACACATTTACAGTAAATTTGCCGCCTGACACAGAGTCCAGTGCGCTAATTCGTATAACGTAAGGAGTAATCATGAGCAATGAAAATTCAAAGTCTAGCGAAACAGTGACAAGTTCTGCTGCGCGCAAGATTGGTTTTGTTGAGGATATGTCTGCTGGCGGTGTGTTTACTGTCACTTGCTTGGACAAAGACGGTAACGAGAAGTGGGTAGAAATTGCGCCTAACCTTGTTGTTAATACCGGTTTGCAAGTAATGAACACTCAATTTTTTAGTGGTTCAGCCTACACAGCAACTTGGTATGTTGGTCTGGTTAACGGCACATCTGCTACTACGACATTCTCTGGCGGAGATACGTTAGCTTCTCACCCTGGTTGGACTGAAAACAGCAGCTACGGCGGCAGCCGCAAAACAGCTACGTTTGGTGCAGCTACATTATCAAACATATCAAACATTAACAACTCAGCATCTACCGCTTCTTTTACTATGAACGCTACTGCAACTATTGCGGGTGCATTTTTAACTAATGTAGCGACTGGCACCACACCGGGGTTGTTGTTCTCTGCGGCTGATTTTCAGTCTCCCGGCGACCGTTCTGTTATAAATGGTGATGTGTTGCTTGTTACGTATTCATTTAACCTTTCCGCGACCTGATAGGAATTAAAAATGTCAACATTCAAAAAAGGCGATGTGGTTAAAGTTAATACTGTTGTGCCTGAAGGCCCTATTGTAAAAATGCGCATGGACGATGATGGCATTATTTATTATTTGATGGCATGGACTACTAACGGTACAGAGCATGAGCGTTGGTTTACGGATGACCAGCTTGTTGCTGCGGGGTAATGTGTGGTCGATGGCGGCTATAGCAGTGGTGACTGGGGCGGCCCTGCGGCGTGGGGCTGCTCGGTCTACTACCCACTAATTACCAACGCAGGTTGGGGACTAGGAGCTTGGGGTTCGTATGGTTGGGGTATAGGTAATGATGGTTTAGTTGAAGCTTTTGAAACCGTAGCTTATACACCTGCTTTTACACCTTTTGTAGATGAAACAGTAACTGCTGCTGATACAGTTGCAATAACAAACCAAAGTGTTTTGGCAAATGTTACTGAAACAGTTAGTATTATTGATACAACATCTGCAAATACTGCAATACCTTTAACTGTAACTGTATCGGAAGCGGCAAACATAGTAGATGAAACAAGCTCAAACACAACAAATCTTACGATTAGTACTGTGTCTGAAGAAGCTAACATCACAGACACTACAAGAACAAATGCAACATTTGTTATAACGGTTTTAGAAACAGTAAACACAGAAGACATACTAAGTACGCTAGGAATTTTTGTTGTAAATGTTGATGAGACAAGCAACGCAACGGATCAGGTTTCACCCAACGGGGTGTTCTCTATTGTGGTTAGTGATGCGGCTAATGCGCAGGATAGTGTGAATAGAAGGCGGCTGTGGGAGCTAATTGACACCGGAATAACCGAAGATTGGTTACTCATAAATACTTATTAGTAAGGAAGAATCATGGCAAGCACATATAGCAGCCTAAAGATTGAGTTAATTGGCACTGGCGACCAGGCTGGTACGTGGGGTAATACCACAAACACCAACCTTGGAACGGCTGTTGAAGAAGCTATTACTGGTTCTTCCAACGTCACCTTTGCCAGTTCAAACGCGGCGATAGTATTATTAGATACCAACGCTGCACAAACTGCGCGTAATCTACGACTTAATTTAGTTGGAACAATTGCCAACGTACAGACATTGTTTGTACCTGCGATTGAGAAACAGTACCTAGTAACAAACGGTCTGTCCAACTCAGTCATCATCTCCAACGGTACAAACGCTTCTCCGACAGGTACTACTGTCACTATTCCGACAGGTAAATCAGTAGTTATATTTAACGATGCAACTAACATTGCAGAGACTACTAATTACGTAAGTAACTTGTCGCTAGGTACGGTTTTAGCGCCTACTAGTGGCGGTACTGGATTAGCAAACATTACCTACGGCAGCGTGATGGTAGGTAACAATACTGGCACGGTAACACTGGTAGCTCCGGGCGCTAGCGGAAACTTGTTAACAAGTAATGGTACACATTGGGTTACTCAAACCCCATCGGCAAGCGGTGTTACAACAGGCAAAGCCATTGCAATGGCTATGATCTTCGGATTTTAAGGAGTTATTAAATGGCAAACCCAAATATAGTAAACGTAACGCAGATTTTTGGTCAGACTAACTATCTGACGCCTGCGAATACATCCACGCTTGTGCTGATTGCTAATACCAGCGGCTCTGGCAATGTGTTTAAAGTCAATCAGATTGTGGCTGCTAACCAAACAAACGCGGCGGCTAACGTCACTGTGTCACTGTTTACTAGCGGAAGTACTACGTCTGGTAACGCTGTGACTCGTGCGGCGGCAACGACGTTTGATGTTACGTCAAACATATCTGTTCCTGCGTATGCTTCGCTAATCGTGGTTGATAAGACTACGGCGACGTATCTGTTGGAAGACAGAGCGTTTGTTGTTCAGTCTGGCACGAACAGCGCGATTACATTCTCGGTCAGCTACGAACAGATTAACTAAGGAGTTGCTATGGCAATTCATGGTTATCCCGGTCAGATAATAAGTGCCAACGCGCCTATACCGTTTGGCTCAGGCATCTGGACGCTTTCGACGCTTAGAGGCTACTCCGCTGTTGTGCAGATATTTAATGCTACAGATACGTGGGTATGTCCTCAAGGTGTTACGTCTGTAGAGTATCTCTGTGTGGCTGGCGGCGGCGGTGGTGGAAGTGATTCTGCTGGCGGTGGCGGCGCGGGTGGATTTAGAACAGGCTCAGGTTTAGCAGTCATCCCCGGCACTTCATACACAATTACTGTTGGTAGTGGTGGCCCTGCGGGCAATTCAAGTGGTGCTGGAACAAATGGTGGGAACTCTTCAATAGCCTCTTTGCTAGTTTCTGCTGGCGGAGGCGGTGGTGGTGGGCCGGGCGCAGGATTAGATGGTGGGTCAGGCGGTGGTGGTGGATTTAGCGGGAGAACGGGCGGCGTAGGAAATACCCCAGCAACTACTCCATCACAAGGAAATAATGGAGCTTCTACTTCAATTCACCCTGCTGCGGGTTCTCGCGGTGGTGGTGGTGGTGGTGCTGGTGGTAATGGTTTATCTGGCCCCGGTGATGCTACTGGTGGCGCGGGTGGCCCCGGTTTAATGTCAGGTCTTAGTGGTGTTGGTTCTTTTTATGCTGGTGGTGGTGGTGGTGGCGCTCCAACTGGCGGTGCAGGTGGTATTGGCGGAGGCGGTGCTGGCGGAAGTGATGCACCAAATACTGCGGCTACTGCTGGAACTGCAAACACTGGTGGTGGTGGCGGAGCTACTAGAGGAGCGACCCTTGCTGCTACAGGCGGTTCAGGCATAGTCATCCTTAGATACCAACAGCCCGGAGTTACTGTAGTTACGTTTAACAGTACGACTACCTACACAATGCCGACTAATTTTGCTTTTGCTGACTATCTTATTGTTGGCAGCGGCGCTGGTGGTGGATATTTAGGTGGCGGCGGCGGAGCAGGTGGTTTTAGAACAGGCACAGGAGCTGCTGTAACTGGCGGTGCTTCATATACGATTACGGTTGGCAATGGTGGAACAGGTGGAACTTCTTCAGCTAAAGGTGGTGCTGGCGGAGTTTCGTCTGTCGTAGGCGGTTCTGTAGCCCCATTTTCTTCACCGGGACTTATTTCTGCTGGTGGTGGAGGTGGTGGCACTAATACTCCAAGTAATTCTATTGCCGCTGGTGATGACGGTGGCTCTGGTGGTGGCGGTGCATCTGTA